TAGGCGTACCAATGGTTTGAGAGATTTATGTATATACTGTGGGGGCAACAAATACATTTTCAAATCAACAAACATATTTAAGTGTTTAACCTCTAATGTTTATAAAAATATTGGAGGTTTTTCTTATGCTAAAAAACAATATTAATTATGCCATTGACGATTTTATGTTTTATTGTCAGCAGAAAGATTTAAGACCTAAAACTATAGCGAGCTATGAATCTACTTTAAGATTATTTGCTAGATATTTAGAAGATACATTTAGCATTAATAATGTAAAAGACATAACAGAAGAAATGTGTAAAGATTATATTACTTATACAAAGGAAAGAGGTAAATATACTTTTGTAGCAGATAAAAATACTACTTTTATTAATCAACCTTCAAATAGAGAAGATTATGGTAAAAAGATTAGCACTACTACAGTTAATAATTATATAAGAAACTTAAAAGTATTTTTTAATTGGTGCATAGAAGAAAGAATTACAAATGTAAATAATATGCAAAGAATTAAACAGTTTAAGAATAATAGAATTTCAAAAGACCAATTAACAGATGAAGAATTTAAGAGATTAGTTAGATATTTGGATACTACAAAATACCACGAATTTAGAGATTATGTAATTATACAACTAATAATAGACACAGGTATGCGTATAGGAGAAACTTTGGCTTTAACAATAGATAATGTAGATTTAGATAGGAGAGCTATATTAATACAAGCAGAAATAAATAAAGGCAGAAAGGATAGATATGTATTTTATAGTTACACCATGTCCAGACTACTAAAAAGATGGATACAGTATAAAGATAGATATGTAGAATCGGATTTGCTGTTTTGTGTTAAAAGAGGAACCCAACTACAAATTAGTAACTTTGAAAAGAATTTTAGTAAATACATAAAAAGAGCAAGAATAGATAAAAAGATAAGCCCACATACCTTAAGGAATAACTATGCTAGACGTTTTTTATTAGCTGGAGGGTCGATTTTCGATTTATCTAGAATTTTAGGACATAGTTCTGTTACTGTTACAGAAAAAGCATACGCCGATTTAACTACAGAAGATATAAGAAAGAATTACCAACTTTTTAGTCCCTTAGAAAATATTGCAAAGGGAGGTAGAAGATAATGGCTAAAAAAAGATTTTGGGAACATACAAAAACATACATTAAAGATATATTTTTAAGAAAAATCCTGCAAGCTAATCTATCTCCACAGGCAACAAAATTATTATTAATCCTTATGGGACATAAGAATAGCAATACAGGGCTGTGTAACCCTTCACAAGCACTTCTAAGCAAAGAAATGAATAGAAGTGTTAGAAGTATACAAAGATACTTGCAAGAGCTTGTACAAGCCGGAATAATAGCGATAGAACGTATTGGTAAAATGATTACTAATAAATATTTTCTGTTAGTAGATAAAGAATTGGAAGAATTTAAAGAACAATATGCAGATGCAAAGGAAACTACAAATAATATTAAAAATAAATGTAAATCTTATGCAAATAATTATAAAGATAGTAAGAAAAAAGATAGTTGGAATTATGAAGGGCAAAGGGATGCTAGTTATTATACGGATTTAGCAAAACGGCTATTAGGACATGTTTAGCAAAGTCCTTTAAGGACTTATGTCAAAAGAAATAAGCACCTGTGAGAGCCAGTAACTCTTACAAGTGCAGACAATTAAATATCTATCTATCTTATAACACACTTATATTATATACAATTTTTAAAAAAATATCAATGTAAGTGCTTTTGTCATGTTTAAATTTAAAAAGAAAATCATTATCAATTAATATTTGTGTTTTGTTATTAGTGTTTATTGTTATAAGGTAGTAGGTTGAACCTACTACCTACAAGAATATCTGTAAGAGAATATAAATATTTTCTTTTTATATCCAGTTATACAGAGTGATACGACAAAGATGCGATATTGATACGACAAGCTTGGCAAAAAGTGATATGACAAGGATGCTACCCAAATATATATAACTTATTAATATACATAAATTAATAAAATTATACATATACATATAGTTTTTAAAGATTATATGTAGGTGGGTGATTAAAAAGTCTGTACTTAATAAAAAAGGTGAGACTAATATTCAGTATTTTAAGAAAAACATGGATTATATTGATTTAAAATCTAGTGTCCTAGAGCAGGACACTAACCGTAACACATTGAAAACACCATCAAGTGGTACAATATCAAGTATATCTACATAGAAAGTTAAAAGTCCTGTTTTTGACATGGTGATTAAAATGTCTGCTTATAACAAAAAAGGTGATTAATTTGTCTGTAGTATATATAGGAACGATTGTTCTTTAGTGATTTCTGTAAGGTTATAAGATTCAAACACAGACCTTTTAATCACCAATACTTTTTCTACACGCATAACAAAATAAGCCATATAACGGCTTTAAAATAATTAAATAAGTAATTATACCTAAAGAGGATAAAAACACGTCTATGGTCGTTTAAAGTGCATTTAAGTGTGTGTTTTAAAGATTAAGATAAAGAAAAGAAGGACTAAGGGTAATATTGCCCTTAGTCCTTCTTTATTTCTAATATATCCTGTATATGTAGGTTATTATCTAATTCATAGAAAGCGTTGAATATTTTTTCTAAGTCATCTACATTAATTCTTTTAATTGTTTCATAGTAATAATTTTGAATCGTTGCTGGTCTAATACCAGTTACATCACAGAGCCATTTCTGACTCTTTTTATATTTTCCCAAAAGGTCAGATACTTTTATTTTTAACTTCATAACATCACCTCCACGGTACTATTATATTATATAGAGGTAGAATTATCAATGTTTTTTAAAGTAATTATACTTTAAAGGTTGACATACTACTGTAGGGGTAGTATAATTAAAATTATAGGAAGGAGGTGAAATAAAGATGAGTATAAAAGTGTTACAAAAGTTTCTAGTTTTTGCTAAAGAATTTGAGATAGAAATAACAACAGAAAACTTAAAGAAGTTTAAAAAAATAATATAAAAAAACAAAAATGGAGGATGGGAAAATGAGAAACTTAGAAAATGTAATAAATAACTATAAAGAATTTAACAAAAATGAAAGGGAACAACTGCAGCAGATTATTCATTTTGATGGATTAACAGATGTTAAGAAAAGAGACATAATAAGAGAAATCGTATTAGAAGAAGGGCTAGGACAAGATATAACAGCACAAGAGGTACAAGACAACCTAAACAATAAAGAGATGGTTAAATGGCTATTAGATAGGTTATTTGTTACAGACATATGTAATTTAGCAATAGATAAATTTATAACAAAAGCTAAAAGTGGAAAAATAAATATTAATAAATTTTTAAATATGCACAAAGAACAACCAAAAAGAAACTATTGGCAATTAATATCATTGAATTATTAGGAATTGTAAGAAATGGAAAGTTAAACTTAGATAAATTCTTTAGACAACACAAAAAGACCTCAAATGCACAAATTTGAAGTTTGATAAATAACTGTAAAATGTAGTATAATTAAAGAATATATGTATTTATCCAAAGGCAAATAAACTATGCAAATACATAGTTTTAAATCGGGGACAAGCTGGAATTTATTTCCCTTCTGCATTTTTATATACACAACTCTATTAAATAAATATTTAATGTAGTTAGAGTATAACAAAGGTGCGGAAAAAAGTCAATAAAAAAAAATAAAATTAATGGAAGGTGGAATTATTATGTTAGTAACAAGCAGAAAGAATCTCGGCGAGCTCAAAATTGAACCTGTCGGCGAAACAACTGATTTCACTATGGTTGAAAGTATTATTAATTATAAAAAGCCAATTATTAACATTGTTGATAAATTTATTGACAAAGATAGAGAATTAGATAAAGAACATATTATAAATCTAATAATAGGAATAATAGAAGAACACATTGAAAATTTTTCAGGAGATTTCTTTGAAAACGAGGAAGATGAAACAATTAAATATAAAATTCAAAACGGTGATATTTTAGATGTGTTTTACAATAATATTTATAAAGAAATACAACTTCCAATTTTAATAGATATTTTTAAGTTCATAGATATTAATTCAAGATATGAATTATTTAAAAATGTATATTTAGACACAATTATAAACGTAGATTTAAATAAGGTACTTAATGAACTTAAAACATTAAAAACAAAAACTGATATAGAATATTTAAATTCTATAGTTGACGAAGAAGGAAATTTAAAAATTTATCGTGGGGAAGGTTCGCTATCACAACGCTTAGAAGATGGTGCTGTTTATAGCTGGAGTTTAGAAAAGGAAGTTGCTAGAAAATTTGCTAATAGATTTAGTAAAGCAGGTATTATTTATACAGGTAAGATTAAAGTTTTTAATGTATCTGCCTACATAACCGAAAGGAATGAAAATGAAATTGTAGCTTTATTAAAAGATATTAAAATAATTAATAAAGAAGAATCAATAAGTAATTTATTTAAGTAAGATAAATAAAACCAATTAACCAATACTTAAAGCAAAAATTTCATGGCGGACATACCATTTTATAATTTCTAAACATTCATTTTGAATGATTAGAACTCTAGTTTGCCTATAACCAATAGTTACAAGCAAGATTTTCATACGAAAAATATTCGGATGAACGAAAATCGTCTATCCGAAAATACAAGAGTGGAATTTTCCACGGTTGCAAATACATCAATTTTGGATTCATGGCACGTGGGAGTTCAACTCCTACGTTGCAAAAACAATACTAACTCCCAAATGGGTGTGAGCGACACCTTCAAAAGGGGGGCGTCCTAAAAACGGACATCCTTTATTTATGAAATTCCTTTAAGGAATTCACATTGTTGTCGTTCTTAACGACATCCTTTTTCTTATCATTTTGAGTGATATGAGAGGGGGTAAATAAGGGGTTTTCCCCAAAAATGACGATTAGAGTTATTCCTTTTGAAAGGAAATGGCTTTCAGGTTTCACGGCGAAACCACGTAACCAAAGGAATTTCGGTTGCTAAAAACCTAGTATCCCAGAAACATGGTTTCCGTCTTACGAAAATCATTCGGAAGAGATTTTACATAAGAAATTAAAATGTTGACACTTTTCCGATATTCCCTTTATATATTATTATATAGGGAGGATTGGAAAAGTGCCAACAACAAAAATAATAAAATGGAGGTTTTATAATAATGAATATTAAAAACTTAAAAACAGGAATGGTGCTAAAAAACTACAAAGAATTATGTGAAACATTAGAGGAGAAAGTCAAAAGTGGAAAATCTAAAAGGTTACAACTTAAAGATTGGGAAAGATATTTTGAGTGGGAGAAAGAAGGCTATAAATTTATTATTACAGAAATATACGATAAACCTAAAAAGAAGATTGATGGTAGAAAAGTTGGTAATACAGGTAAAAATCCCAACTCATATGGAAATGCCAAAGCAGAATACATAGGAAACATACAAAAATTAGTGTTAGATTTACTTGCACAAGATACTAACGATTTAAGCTACGGAAGAGTATTCCTAAGCAAAAACCAACTATTAAGAGCATTAAAAATGATAAATGATAATTATGCGTTCTGTAAACAAAGAATACATAAATTAAGTAAATTTATAAAAATTGATAAAGAAACTGTAGAAGAGTGGTATGACAGTACAAGCAGTATGTTAGAAAGAAATTTAGAAGTCGCATTAAAAGAATTGGAAAAACAATCTTTAATATTTTGGAGTAGAGAGATAACAGTTGCAGAAGCACAATCAGTTGCGGAGATGGAGAATTTAGGGGAAATAATAAAAACAACAAAAACAGATGTTTATGGAGAAGAAATTTTAAATTATGAATACTATGCAGATAATACAGTTATATTAAAACATAGAGAAGCTACAGATAAAGAAAAAAGGTTTATATTGCGTACAGAAAGAGAAGTATTGAAAGAAATGCAATGTAAGAACAAAGCAGAAGTAATATTAAAAGGTGTATGGAGTAATTTTATAGAAAAAGTAAACAATACAATACTAAAAGAATTAAATATAGCATTTTACTATAAATCTTACAAAATATTATTTAATGGAGAACATATTTCAGAAGCAATTGATGATTTTGAAATATTTGAATTAGATTATTATGCAAGAATAGAAGAACAACAGCAATTAAATAAATGTGTAGACGATAAAATATATACTAATGCAAAACGTAGACATCAGAAAGCTAAAAATGAAAATATACTTGGTAAAATACATAAAGATGCAAAAATAAATAGAAGAGCAGCAGAAGATTATATAAAAAATAATAAAGAATTAAACAAAAATTTAATAGATGCAAAAGCAAGAGATATAAAAGATTTAGTTAAAAAAACAAAAACTGGAGAATTATCTAGAGAAGATATAAAAGTAATAGAAAGCTTATAATTCTTTGCAAAATCTTATTCGGTAAACCATATCGGCAAACCATACCGTTACATTCGATACAATCCAAACTCTGTAACTATTGGTATATAAGGGTTTAAAAAATAGAATAGTAATAAGAAATCGGGGCGAAGAAATAAGAAATGGGAGAAAGCAAACAATTTTAATGTTTTTTGTATTGCAAGAGCTAAAAATTAAGCCCTTGTAAAAAAATATTTGGTAAAAATCTAATCGGTCAGGTATTATAAAAAAGGGAGGAATGGGATATGAGTAATAATAATGTAAAAATAAATTTAGAGGAAGGAATATATGTACCTTCTATAGAAGCTTGTTGGTTGTATAAAGAAAATAAAGAGGAAGGAAATTATACAGTACAAGAAAAATATTTAGATAAATTACTAAAAGGAAAGTTGGATTTTTCATTTGAATTAGTAGAAAACAAAGAGTTAATAAATAATATAGAAATTAAAGAAAAGGATGGAGAATATTACACTTTAGATATTGTAAATGTAAAATTTAATAATGTATTTAAAAGTAAAAAAGAAAAGAAAACAACTAAGGAATTAAGATTTTGGACTTATACAAAAGGTTTTAAATTTAATAATAAAAAATTTAGCAATTGGAAAAGAAGTGGAGGAAAAGCTAGAACTGGAGAATGTTTATTTATTATAGATAATATAAAAGATAAATGTTTAGATTGGGCGAGAATGGGATTAGAGTTTAATGGAAAGGTAGATATAGCAAGCATTAGAGCCTACGAGAGCTTACCTTTATCTTCTATTATAGGCACTCTAGAAATAGATCCTTCTAATATACTTGTTATAGACGATTTTAACAGCAAGTTTAATTGGAAAATGAGCAAAACAGAATTAATAAATAAAGAATTAGTTACTAAAGTAGGAATGGTGGAAGAAAATAATTCAATTTGGGATGGACAAGGACTTTTGGATGTAACAATTTTTAACAGTAATAAATTAAAAGGAAAAGGAATGGCTTTATTAAGAAATAGATTTTTTAAATGTTGTGCTTTTAATACTAATATACAACAGTTTTACATAGATTATTGTTCAAAAAATAATATAGATTATAATACATATGCAATAGAAGATGTTTATGGAAATAAAATGTTAGTTAAAGATATTAGATTTATTACTACTCCAAATTCAATTAAAATTAAGAAATTTAATAATGAAATATTAAAAATGGAAGGGTATAAAGATTTTGGAGAAGGAGCATGGTTACAATATTGGAAAGATAATGTAAGTAGTACGTTTGGTATATGTAAAACAGAAAAGCCTTCCAGGTTTGAAAATGGTAAATATAACAGATTAAGCTACCAAATGTTTAATACAATTCCATTTTTAAGAAAAGAAGTTACAGAAATTACTGCTAGAGAAGTTAATTACATAGAAAAATTAAAAGATGATTTAGATTTCTTTTTAGAAGAAGCAAACATAGATCCAAATGTAGAAACCATTATAGAAGGTGGAGAGTATATAGAAATAGGGGAAAACATAGACGTTACAGGTGCATTTACGGAAATGGTTAAGAAAAATGCAGATTTCCAAAAGACACAAGTTTTTAAAGAGTATAGAAGAAGTTTTATATCTGCTAAAATAAGAGAATTAAGACGCGGCAAAATAAGAATAGAAGGGGATTATTGTACATTATGTAGCAACCCCATAGAAATGCTATATACAACAGTAGGAGACTTTAAAGGACAAGCAATAACATTGGTAGATAATCAAATTTATTGTACTAGATTTGCCAATAAAGAAAATGTGGTAGGCTTTAGGAATCCCCACATATGCAGAGGAAATATAGCTAATTTAATTAATGCAAAAAATGATTTAATAGAAAAATACATAAACTGTACAAATAATATAGTTGTTATAAATAGCATAAAATATCCGATATTAACGATTTTGCAAGGTGCTGATATGGATTCTGATACAATGTTAATTACAAACAATAAAACTGTTGTAGAGGCTTGTGCAAGGCTAGATTGGGACAAGACACCTATTCCAATAAATTTCGTGGAAAATACAGGTAAAAATAATGCAAAAATGACAGGAGAAAATATGTGCAATATAGATATTGTTATAGCACAAAACTTTATTGGAGAAGATATTAATTTATCGCAAGAATTGAACTCTTTACTTAATAATTTAGAAAACAATAACAAATTAACAGAAGAATTAAGAGAAGATATATATAGTAAAATAAGTAAATGTAGTAGCATAAGTTGTGTGGAGATCGACAAAGCTAAAAAACAATTTAAAGATTTAAATGTAACTAAAGAATTAGAAAAATGCACAGAAGGAATGGAGGTATCCGAAGAAGATAATAGAAGATTAAAACCTTATTTCTTTAAATTTTGTGGAGATAACAAAGTGCAAAAGAAAAGAAGAAAAAATAATAAAGCACATAGAAAAGAACTAGATAAAAAAACTACAGAACAATTTGCAAAAGATAAAGGAATAGATATAAAAGATGTAAATGTAAAGGATAAAGAATTGGTAAAATTGTTAAAGAAAAATGATAAAATGCAAAAGGAATGGGAAGAAGCAGAATTTATAAAAATGGATACGCAAATGGATTGGTTGCAAGAAGAATTAGACAAGATTAAAGATGCAAATAGAATTGGAACAGTACAAGTAATACAATTGCTAAAAAAGAATAAGCATAAAGCAGATAAAGAAATTGTTGAAGAAGAAGCAGAATTTATAAAGGATTTAAATGTAAAAATAAAAGGATATAAATTAGATTTAGATGCAGATTATGTAGAAAGACAAGAAAAAATAAAGATGGCAAAGCAGGAAACAATAGAGGAAATAAAAAAAATAAAAATAACGAAAACAAATATGTATGGAATCTTAAAAGAATGTTTAAATTCTGTAAAAAAGAATGGAAAAATAAATAAAAAAACTGGAATAGAAAGTATTGCATTAGAAATATTATTTGCAACTTTTGGAACAGGGTTATTAGATATGTTTTTAGAAAAATAATGGGGCGATTCTCCATTAAAATAATGGATATAACCATTGATATGACTACGTTATAGCCATTATTGCTAAGTGGGACAATAGGAGGGAAGAAAGTAGATAGTAAGTCGAAATTTTCTCTTAAGCTAGTTTAGAGTTGTTAAAATCGGAACAACGTTAAAAATACCGATTATTTACAGAAAAGGGGCAGAAATTAATCTGCCTTCTTTATATATTTTTTATATAAAAGTATTATAAAATTTAAATATAACATACTATTATATGTATGTCAATAGATTAATTAAAAATAATTTAAAAATGGAGGAGATAAAATGACGATGATACAAAAAGAAAATTTAGAAAAGATTTTGAGGGAATTTAATGACAGAGAATTAGGTGGAGGATATTTATATTTTATACATAAAGACGAATTGTTGCAACTGGATTTATGCGATTATTCTACTTGTGTTGTTTGCAATGTAGAAGACATTTTAAATGTAGAATTTATTACAGAAGATGAAGGAATATATTTAGGATTAAAGCAAATAAATGAATATGTAGATCATGCTTGGATTTATGAAAATGGGGTAGAAATGTAATACATATTAGATATTTAGAAAAGGATATTACTTTTGTAGTATCTTTTTCTTTTTATATACCCTTTATTATTTAAACATAGTAAAGGTTAGTGGATAAAAGTTAATCCTCATCCTTTTTTAAAAATTAAATATAGAATTAGTAGATTTTCTACTACGCAGTTTTGGATTGGTTCTGCGATAGAAAAGACCGTCCCATACAATTTTTATATGTCTGTAGGAGAACTCCACATTCTCCATTGTTGGTGTATTGGGCTAGATTAATTTCTAGTCCTTTTATTATATTAACAATTATGTGGAATTTTGCTATAGGTATATAACGGATTAGTTATACACCAACAAAAATAAAAAAGGTGGAGGGAATTTTATGAAAAACAATTTATTAACAAAAATGACAGAGTTTGAAGGACAAAAGGTGGAAATAATAATAGAGGAGAATGTATTGTTTGAGTTGTATAGTACAGGAATGGCTTTAGGATATATCAAAAAGAATAATATTGGTAAAATATATCCTCAAAAAGATAGAATAGATAAAATCATTAAAAATGCTGAAATAACACCTTGTGTACATGGTGTACACACTTATTTAACAGAAGATATGCTATATGATTTTATGTTAGAAAGTAGAACGGAAAAGTGTAAGAAATTTAGAAAATGGGTAACTAATGAAGTGCTACCACAAATAAGACAAAATGGAATGTATATAAGTGATAATGCTACTATAGAACAAAAAGAATATAACTACAATATGTTAGATATTACTTTTAAAAATTGTAGTATAGAACAATTGGAAGATAAATATAAAGAGTGTATGGAATTTCATAAAGAAAATAAAACTAGAATATTATATAAGGCTAATACGAAGAAAAGAAAAGATGCTACACATACACATTCAGATTCTAAAATTAAAATAATGGAAAAGATTATTAAAACTTTAGAAGATAGAAATAAAACATTGATTGGTAATAATAAATTTGGTTTAGTATCAGAAATTGATGATGTAATTAAAATGATTAAAGATGATATTAAATTACAAAACAATTTAAGTAATAGAGGAAAATTAGGTGGTAAAACTAGAAAAATAAATGAATTGACTAATGAGTTAGAAAAGGTGTGTCCCAGGAGAAGCTAGTTTTATAACATTAGATGTACATGGATTTTCAAACAACTACCTCTACGAACATATAAATAATGTTGGAGTGGTTAAGACAAATGCTTACAAAAATTGGATAAGATATTTTCCTAGAGAAGAAATACCTTCTAAAGAAGATTATGAAATTTGGGAAGGTATGGATATTAGAAACTTTGATAAGGCTACAATAGACATGATATTTAATAGATGTCTAGAAGTAGATGACAATATTGTAGAATCCGTACGTAGTGAAAAAGTGGGAAGTTGTGATACTTGGGAAGAAGGTAAAATTAGTTTTTGTATAAGAAATTTATAAACTAAGTACATATTTTTTTATTAGCTTAAAAATACATATAATTATCTAACTATACTATAACATATACATAAGTCAATGTCAAGGAAAAAATTAAAAATTAAATTGCAAGGGCTGAATTTTTAGCCTTTGCGTAAGGAGGATGGGAATTATGATAAAGCAAAATTTAGTGGGAGTTTATGGGATTGAGGACGTGGCTATAGGAAATATTTATGTAGGACAAAGTACGGATATAGCTAAAAGATGGAGCAATCATAGTGCTTTTTTAAAAAATGGTGAACATAATTATGTAGAATTACAAAAGGCTTACAATAAAGATTGCAATAGAATTAAATATACAATATTGGAAGAATGTACAGAGGAAATGTTAACCGAAAGAGAAGATTGGTGGATAAAACACGTACAGAGAGTGAATGGTTGGAATCTTATTAATAAGCAGAAATTTGGCGGAAAACATGGAACAAAAGTAAGAGATACAACAAAAATGAAGGCTGCACAAAAGGGAGAAAAGAATGGTAATTGTAGATTAAGAAAAGAAGATGTAATAGAAATTAAGAAATATCTTAAAAAAGGTGTTACACAAAAAGAATTGGCAAGACAATACAATGTTAGCGAAACGCACATAAGCAATATTGCTAATGGAAAGAGATGGAAGAATGTATAACAGGAGGAATGTAAAATGGATAATATAGAATTAGAAATAAGGGAAAAGAGATTACTAGAGGAATTAGATAAATATAGTAGTAAATTAAATAAAAAATTATTAGAAAAATTGGAGGAGAGAAAAATGGATAGAGAAATTAAAATTGTAAATAGGGGAAAAGTAGCATATTTATATACGCATGGGGTTTTTGAAGATAGAATAGAAAAGATAAATAGAAATGGACAAGAGATGTGGGCTTTTGTGTATAAGAATACAGAAGAGTTACAAGAGTTATTAGAAAAGTTTGATAAAAATGTAGAGCTAAAACAGTATAATGCTGCATTTAAGCATATCGCTTTAGCAATTAAAAAATGTAAGGCACAAGAATAATACATATAGAAATATGCAAGGAGGAATTAGTATGGAATTCCTATTAAAAATAGGTAATATTTATAAAATAATAACAGGAAGTGTAATAATGTATGCTTTTGTATTATTTTTTATAAAGGAACTAGAAGATAGAAAGTCAAGAAATAAATAGGAGGAAACAGAGTATATCTGTAGAATATAATATCTATTGTAGTATTTTAATATATTACAAAATATTATATTTGGGGAGTGGAGGTAATATGCCTTTGTTTAATAATTTAAACGACTTAATGAAACATATGAAAAATAATGTTGAAGATATTATGGAAGGTAAAATTATTGAATATGAATGTCCTCATTGTAAAGAAAAAACAAAAATAAAAATTTTAAAAGGTAGCAAAGGTGAATGTTTAAAATGTAAAAGTAAAATTAGTATTGAATTTAAGGTAAAATAAAAATCATTAAAAGAGTATCTAAAAGGTACTCTTTTTTAATGCGTACTATAGTGGTAGGGCAAAAATAGATACTATATGCAGTGCTAAAAATGTGGCGATGTATCATGTGAAAAAAGAGGTGATATTATGTTAAATAGGGAAAAAATAAAAGCTATGGAATTGTTGCTAAATGGTGAAACTATAACAGATACAGCGAAGATAGTTGGTGTTGAAAGAAAAACAATCTACAGATGGATGGAAAAGAAGGAATGGAAGGATAACTGGAACAAATGTATACAGGGGATAAAAACCGAGGGGAATAATAGAATAATTAAAAATTTAGATAAATATGTTACAGAATTGGAAAAGATAGCTCTAACAAGCGACTCTGATAAAATTAGAGCAGATGCATTAACATATTTAGTAAACAGAATACTAGGTACTCCAACTGCTAAGGTGCAAGATATTACAGATAAAGAGGACAAGAAAGAGGACTTTGTTAATTTAGATAATATAGTAGAAGATATTAAAAAAGATGATAATGTAGTAGAGTTACCTAAAAAGAAAGCTAAATAATAAGACGTTAAAAGTTTGGTTTTAATGTACCTAAAACGGTGATTTATGGTACGCTTATTTAATTAACGTATTTATCACGTTTCTAACTATTAAGAATGTTTCATAAAGCGTACCAATATCTATTTACATTATGGAACGTTTATGGTATATTGTTAATATAAGATATATGAAAGGAACGTGATAATATGTTAATAGGATATTGTAGAGTAAGTACAGAGGAACAAAGTTTAAATAGACAAATAGACGCTTTAGTTAAATATGGAGTAGATGAAAGAAGTATATATAAAGAAAAGATAACAGGTACTAAAAGAGATAGAGAACAATTAAATAAAATGTTAAATGAGTTAAAAGAAAATGATATTGTAATAGTAGCTGATTTAACAAGAATTAGTAGAAGTACAAAAGACTTATTAGAAATAGTAGAAAAGATAAAAGATAAAGGTGCTAGTATTAAATCTATTAAGGACACATGGTTAGATACTACTACAGATAATCCTTATAATAGTTTCTTACTAACTGTCATGGCGGGATTAAGCCAATTGGAAAGAGACTTAATAAGTCAAAGAACTAAAGAAGGTTTAGCTTCTGCTAAGGCTAGAGGTCGAGAAGGTGGAAGACCTAACAAGAGAAATAAAAAGGCTGATGTAGTAGAGTTAATGTTAAGAGAAGGTTATAAGATTAAAGATATAGTAGATAAGACAGGACTAGGAAGAACAACTATATATAGAATTAAAAGAGATTTAGAAGGTAGATAAATAATATCTATCTTCTTTTTTATTATACCCGCCCCTATTCTAAATTTAGAAATAGGAAAGTGGCGTTGTTAAGCTCTATAAAATTTTATTATATTTTTTAACTTCAAGTCAATTAGGAGGTGGTACAAATAATATATTACGATAATAAAGATTTTACACAAGCCGAATATAATACCTACATATTATATAAATATTTATCTAAACATTATTCTAAAGATATAGCAACTAAGATTATTAAACAAAATCAGAAGAAACTTGACCAAATATGTATAGCTCTAGGTGAAAAAGATATAGCATTTTTCTGTTTGTATTTCTTACAGGATATATTTGTTGTTAAAGATACAAACGAAGCTAGAAATTTATCTAAAGACCACTACCACCTTTGGGATATTGCAAATAAAACTTTTACAGATGATATATTTGATAAAGTTAATATTATTTGTCCCAGGGGTTTTGCAAAAACAACTATATTTGATTTAGCTATTTCTATTTGGTTAATATGCTATAGAAAATCTAAATTTACTCTTATAGGTGCTAAAAAAGACGATGATGCTACCCAGTTTGTTGATTCCATTAAAAAGGTATTTAAAGAAAATAAATTTATAATAGATAACTTTGGGGAATTAATAAATAATAGAAAATTTAAAGTTAATGCAAATGAAATTGAATTTACTAATGGAATGTATATAAGAGCAGTAGGGTCTAGTAGTTCTGTAAGAGGTGCTAACTTTAAAGGAATAAGACCAACAGTAGTAATTGCTGACGATTATCAGGACGAGAAAGACATATTAACAGAAGATGCTAGAGAGAAAAAATATGATAAATGGTGTAAAGAAATAGAAAAGGTAGGAGATACAGCAGTTTATCGTAATGGAAAAAAGGTTAAAAGTGCTACTAAAATAATATCTATTGGAACTGTATTACACTCACAATGTTTAATTTCTAGATTAGCACAAAATAAAGATTATTATACATATTTAAGACAAGCAATAATATTAGAAAAAGGACAAACAGTAGAAGATATACTTGAATCTGATTTATGGCTTGAATGTAAAAAAATATATTTTAATGATAAGATTGATAATCCAAAAGAAGAAGCAAAAGAGTTTTATAAACAAAATTATGAAGAAATGAAATTTCATGTACTTTGGGAAGAAAAATGGGATTGTTTTGAAGATATAGCAATAGCATATTGGGAAAATAGACAAGCTTTTATGTCGGAAATGATGAATAACGCTACAAGTATAGGAGAAAAGTGGTTTAAGAGTAATGTGGTACAAACTACAGAAGAAATAGAAGACCATAATTTTATTAAAACTATACTTACAGTTGACCCTGCTGGTATAAAAAATAAAAAACGTGGGGACTATTTTGCCTTTGTAGTTGAATCTTTAGCAGATAATGATTTCAAATATGTCCGTAAGGGTGAAATATTACACTTTGTGTCTTTTGAAGAATACATAAAGCATATATGTAATACATTAAAGAAATTTGAGGATATAACACATATAGCTATAGAAAAAAATACATATATGGGATTAGATTTAGATAAGCTAAAAGAGTTTATTGCTAGTGATGAAGAGTTATGTAATAGACAATTTGAATTTATAAACGAATTACAAAGGAAAAATAAAGATGAAAAAATTTCTACTATTATAGATAGTATTAATAATGGAAGAATTATATTTGATAAAGAAAGAGTTATGCCAGAGGCATTAAATCAATTAATGGAGTTTCAGGGACAGTTATACACACCACATGATGACTTTGTGGATTGTGTTGCAGAAGCTAGTAATAGATTAGATACTATTGAAGTCGTATCAAATTTACAAATATTAGATAGAAGATTATTTTTCTAAGAAAGAGGTGAAAAGATGGATATAGAATTATTAAAAAAGTGCTATGAGGATTATAAATTAAATAAAACTACATATAACAAAATGTATGAATATTATAAGGGCAATACCGATGCTATTAAAAATTATAAAATGGTAACTGAAAGAAGTAATAATAAGATTAATGTAAACTACATTAAAAAGTTGATAAATGAAGAAGTTAGTTATAGTGTTGGAAATGATGTAACCTACATATCCAAAAGTGGAAATGAAAACATAGTTAATGACATAGATTATTATTTAGATCATTGGAGTGAAGGACATGACAGTAGTTTAGCTAAAAATATGCTTATATATTCACTTGCTTATGAATTATATTATGTAGATAGAGAGGGACAATTTTCAAGTAAAGTAATAAATCCTGAAAATGGATATGCTGTTATTGATGATTTTGGTAATATACAATATTTTCTACATATGTTCAAGTTAAAATTTAAAGATGAAATACATATTGATGTATATAATAGTAACCTTATTTATCATTTTGATGAGGAATTTAAGGAAATTAATAAACCTACACCACATATATTTGGACAAGTTCCAGTTGGATTAGCACAATTAAGTGAAGAAGGTAAGGATAACACTATTTACAAGGATATAAAAGGATTACAAGACGCTTACGAAACAAACTTATCTGATATAAGTAATGAAATATCTGATTTTAGAAATGCATATTTAGTATTAACTGGGGTGCAAATTCCAGAAGAAGATATTCCTAAAATGAAAGAATTAGGTGTATTACAAGCTAAGGATAAAAACAGTAAAATTGAATGGCTTATAAAAAATATTAATGATACATTTATCCAAAATACACTTGAAACAATAGAAGATAAAATTTATCAAATAACAAGCCATATAAATCACAATGAAAAAATGCAGAGCAATACGTCTAGCTTAGCTTTAAGAAGTAGATTAATATCTTTGGAGGAAAAGTGCAAATTAAATCAAAAATCAATCGCTGATTGTATAAAAACTAGACTTAAATTTTTATTTGTATATCTTAGAGTGCTTAAAAATATAAAGTATGATTTTAGAGATATAAAGATTAAATTTACACCAAACATTCCACAAGATGATTTGATGATAGCTCAAGTAATAGCACAATTGGGTGATAAGTTAAGTACTGAAACAGCATTAAGCTTACTAAGCTTCATTGAAAATCCTAAAAATGAATTAGAAAAATTAAAAGCTGAAAGCGAAGAAAATAACATAGGTGAAAATCTATTAGAAGAAGCTGATATATATGAATAAGTTATATAAGGATTTATATTTACAATTTGAACAAGAAAGTTATAATCTAGCCGATAAAAAATCTAAAGATATTTATAAACAGCAGAAGAAAGACAAAGAAGAATTATTAAATAAAATAGCTAGAGTGATTTTAACTTATACTGTGGTAGAAGAAGTTTTGTCTATTGGAGATAAAGACAAGAAAACTCTAGCTAAAGAATTTAATAGTATTATAAGCGGTATTTGTACTGATCAATACAAAATTGAAAAAAGTATAACTAAAGATATTCTATCTATAGTTTCTAAAGATAAATATTGTGAAGATGGATATTTACTTAATATTGGTATAGACTTTAATTTAAAAAAATTAACTGATAAACAAATTGAAAAAATAGTTAATGACAAAATTAAAGATGAAATTTGGAGTAATAGGTTATGGAAGAATAAAAAGAAATTAGAGAAAGAGTTAAAGAAAGAAGTTGGTACCTTTCTAAAAGGAAAAACAAATGTTAATAAGATAGAAAAAAATATAAAAAATAAGTTTAACCAAAATGCCTATAATACTAAAAGATTAATTGAAACCGAGGTGTGTAGATGCCAGAGTACTGTAAATGATGTCTTTGCCAAAGAGTACGGGATAGAAAAACAAATGTTTATAGCTACTTTGGACAAGCGAACTTCTAATATCTGTAGAAGTTATGATGGACAGGAATTTAATGTAGACGACACGAAGAAACCAATACCACCATTGCACCCGTTGTGCAGGTCAGTTTTAATAAATATACCTTCTGATAATTGGAAACCTAAAGTTAGGAAGGATAATATAACAAAAGAATATGTACCATTTATAAATTATAACGAATGGGCAAAAAAACAAGACATTTAGTAGATGTCTTGTTTTTATTATAAATATAAATTTGTCTTAGGGGATATTTAATCGTCTAAGGGAAAGAGGAGAGTTGATAATATGTTAAAGAAAGATTTATTAGAGTTAATTAAAGATATAGATGACAATGAAAGCATTGACGAAATATTAAAAGGCACAGATTTTGCAAAGTCTATGCTAAGTATAGATAATTTTAAAAATTTAGTTGCAACTAATAAAGATTTTAAAGGATTTTTGGATAGTGAAAAAGATAAACACTATGGTAAAGCTTTAGAAACATGGAAACAAAACAATTTAGAAAAAATAATAAATGAAGAAATTAGAAAAAGAAATCCTGCTAGGGATGAAAAAGATATAGCTTTAGAAGAATTACAAAGAAAAATTGAAGCTATGGAGGAAGAAAAACAATATGAAAAATTAAAAAATATAGCCTTAAAACAAGCTACTGAAAAAAAGTTGCCAACAGAAATAGTAGATTATTTTATAGGTAAAGATGAAGAAGTTACACTTAATAATTTAAATAAATTTGAAGATGTTTTTAATAAGCAATTAGAAACAGTAGTACAAGAGAGATTAAAAGGTTCTTCTTATACACCACCTAAAAATAATGGCAATAATATAGACACATATGATAATTTACTTAAAAATGCTGATAATATGACACCAGAACAAATAGCAGAACAATTTTCAAAACTAGATAAATAATTCTAGTTTATTTTTTATGTCTTTTTGGAATTTGCAGACGTTAAAGAACAAATTAAGAATAAGAAAAATATAAAGAGAGGTAATGAATTATGGCAATAGAAAACTTTAAGAAAACATTATGGGAAGGGGCTTTACTACACAATTTTCACAATGTAAGTATAGCTGATGTGATAACAACTAAACCAACAAATAAAGATGGTAACAAAATAATATTTAATAGGGTAGGAGCAGGTTCTGTAAAAGATTATACAGGTTCTATTAGCTGGGACGAAATATCTACAACTCCTATAGAAATGACATTTACACAAAAGAAATATTTTGCTTTTGCATTAGAAGATGTAGACAAGGTGCAATTAGTAGCTGATATAATGAAATCTACAACAGAGGAACATTCTTCTGTATTAGCTGAAACAGTAGATAATTATATCTTAGACAAAGCTGTTAAGGGTGTTAAAACAGGTAATAAAATAGGTTCTTCTACTACTAAAAAGAATGTAAATAAAACAAATATATATGATTATATAGTTGATTTAGGTACAATTTTATCTAAGAATAAAGCACCAAAAACAGACAGATTTGTAGTAGTTAATTCTGAAATTTTAGGACTATTATCTAAAGATGATAGATTTACTAGAAATCCAGAAGTTTTGGCTAATGGTGTGGTTGCTAATGCTAAAATAAATGGTATGACGGTTGTGGAAACAGAAGAATTACCAGTTAACACCGTATTAGCATTGCACAAGTCATCTTTAGGATATGATAAACAAATTTCTGAAATAGAAGCTATGAGATTACAAAATGCTTTCTCTGATGGTATTAGAGGATTAGCTGTATATGATGGTGTGGTTCTTAGAGAAGATGCTATGGCAGTTTTATATTACACCTTAGATGCACCAAGTGCTTAATAATTGAGGGGTAACTCAACCCCTCTTATTTTAATAATGAGGGGGAATGATAAATGTTAAAAGATATAAAAATATTATTAAATATAAATGATAATTCTAAAGATTCTATTTTAAATATTTACATAAGAAAAGCTACAACTCTAATACAAAACTATCTTAACAATTACAACTTTAAAAGTGATTATATTCAAGCTAATTTTAAGGATGCAATAATAGATATAGTTGTTAGTGCTTATAACTTTAAAGATAATAAAAATATTAAATCTAAAACTCAAGGGGCTAGAAGTATAACATATGCAGATAATACTGCTTTTACAATAACTGATAGCGTTGCTAATTTACTTCCCATGCCATACGTAAAAATGTATTAAGGGAGGGATTAGGAGTGTTTTATAAGCATACTATGTCCCTTTGGAATAAGGGAAAGAAGTATTTAGATAAGATTAAGCAAGTACACTATAAAGAAACAGAATTAGTAACTAACTTTAAATGCGACATACAACCCCTAACACAGGAAAAAGCACTAGGGATATATGGTATAACACAGGCATGTAGTCATGTTATATATATGGACTTAGTGCCTTTTTTGATAGTTAATGAACAGGTACTCAAGAGAAATGGCAATACTTATGAGATAGTTAAGGTTGTAGAATGGGAAGAGGAAGAAGACCCAGACTTTAATTATAAGGAAGTGGTTATAAATGAAATACATTAATAATATTAAGCAAGTCAAACAAGCTATTAATAAAGCCATGGAAGGTAGTTTAAATGAATTAGGTATAACTGCTACTACAAACACCCAAGCGGTTACACCAGTTAATACAGGTAAATTAAGACGGAGTATAACCCATAAAGTAGATAGTCAGGATTTAAAGGTATATATAGGTACTAATGTTCCTTATGCTATAAGTGTACACGAAGGAACTAGTAGACAGAAGTCTAACCCCTTTATGAGCCTTGGAATTAAGCAAACTCAATCCTCGGTAGTGAACATCATAAAGAAAAACTTTAGTAATGTGAGCAAATAAATATGGTAGAGTTAATGACTTATGTTAGCAAGTTGCTAAGTTTTTGTTGTGATAACGTATATTTTGAAGACTTAGAGCGGGACACAGAGGGAGTTATTAATATTGATGATATAAACTTATCCTATGAGTTAGAAAGTGGTTCTATGGACGCACATGGATTTCAAGAGCATATATCGTTAGTTATTAATGTGTGGGGGAGAAATGACCAAATTATACCTATGGAGGATATGGTTAAGTTAATAGATAAACAATTATTAAAAAGACAATGGAATTGTGATGGAAGGTTATATGTAATAGATAGAGATGTGGTATATAGGAACAATATTAAAGACCCAGATAGACGAATAAGACGCATAAAGCTAAATTATATAGTACAAATAATATAACAAAGGGAGTGTTAATTTATGGCAATGAGCGGATTAAGCAAGGATACAAATAAAAGATTGATATTTGACGCAGGTGCGTTCTTTATTAATTATGATATAGAAAATGACACTTTAGATACGGCTATGAAGAAATGTATAGGAGCAACTAGTGGAGGAGGAAACTTCGAAGCAGTACCAGAATTTAGAGACATAGAGATAGATGGTGTTAAAGGTAAGACTAAGGGTTCTACTGTATTAGACGGTTGGGACGTATCCATGACGGCTAACGTAGTAGAGTTTAAGCCAGATACATTTAGATATGCTTTTGGTGCAACAGATAGTGAAGAAATAAAGATTGAGGACTTTGATTATACTAAGATTAGAGGTAAGAATAGAATAACTCACTGTGATTATTTAGATAATATAACATTCATGGGTAATATAACAGGTTCTAGTAGACCTATAATTATCCAAGTGTTTAATGTATTAAATGAAGAAGGTTTATCTATAGATGTAGTTGATAAGGATAACGCAGTAGCAGAATTAAAGTTTCATGGTTCGTACGACCCTGATAATATGGATAATCCACCATTCGCTATATACTATCCTAAATTAGATATAAACGATACTTGTGAATTACCAAAACCGCCACCAGAAGAAAAATAAGACCGATTCTAGTAAAAAAATATAATTATAAAGGGAGTGTTTATTAATGGATATTAAAGGGAAACATTTATTTGCATTAGCAAGAATAGGAAAGAATATAGATATGGAAGAATTAATAAAAGTAGGTAAAGACAAAACTATGGATGCACAGGCTAAAGGAATAGTAATAATAAAAGCAGTTATGGAATTAATGGGAGAGTATGAAAAGGAACTTACAGAACTCATAGCTGACATTAAGGGAGTTAAGGCTAAAGAAATAGCTGAACAACCTATAGAAGATCTAGTAAAGGATATAGAAGAAATAATAAATAATGAACAGATACAGGGTTTTATGAAAACTACCAAATAAATGAGACTTTTATTATGGACAACTTGTTAAAGAGGTATGGAGGTAATCTATCTTATGTAGAGAATTTACCCAGTACCTCTTTTATTAATTTGGTAGAAGAATGTATAAATGGAGAGGTTAGGGACAATCTATTTAAGCAATATTTAGCTATATTACCTATGTATATGGGTAGTAAAGAAAAACCACCTACGTTTAATGATTACTATAAGAAATTAGTACCCAATGAATTTAGTTTTACTGCAGGTTCAAAATCAACTATCCATAATAAGGATAGAGGCAAAAAAGGTTTTAATATAGCTAAAATGATACTAAATAACACTAACCCTAGAAGTGAGGTGGCGAGCGATTAAACTATTTGAATTATTTTGTTCTATTGGACTAGACGATAAAGTCACAAAGCCATTGGAGGATGTAGGTAAAAAAGGCGAAGAAGTAGCTAAGGGGTTAGGTAATAAATTTGGAACTTTAGGTAAAGTTGTTGCAGGTGCATTTACTGTTAAGGCAATGGTAAATTTTGAAAAGAAGATTATAGGCGTATATAGTACCTATGATGATCAAATGCGTAAGATACAAGCGGTTACGGGAGCAACAGGTGAAGAATATGCTAAGTTACAATCAAAAGCAGAAGCATTGGGGTCATCCACTCGTTTTAGTGCTACAGAAGCAGGAGAAGGAATGGAAGCCTTGGCTAGAGCAGGTTGGAAAACAGATGAAGTATTAGCAGGTATAGGGGAAACTCTAACCTTTGCTACGGCTAATAGTATAGATTTAGGTAATGCTTCAAGTATAGTTGCTAATGGACTATCTATGTTTGGTATGAAAGCAGAGGAAGCAGGTAGATTTACGGATGTATTATCTGCTACTGCATCAGCTAGTAACACAGATATAGGATTATTAGGGGAAACTCTAAAATATTCTGGTGCATTAGCGGGTGGATTAGGATATAAGATAGAAGATTTATCAGTAGCTATGGGACTAATGGCTAATAAGAGTATTGTAGGGTCTCAAGCTGGTACCACATTAAAAAATGCAATATTAAGACTTAATAATCCAGTTGGTCAAGGTGCTAAGGATATAAAGAAATTAGGTATATCTATGACAGATGCATCTGGTAAAGTTAAGCCATTTAATGAATTATTGGTACATTTAAGAGATAAGTTCAGTACATTAGGTGACGCTCAAAAGGCACAATATATATCTACTATATTTGGTACAGAGGCAGTAGCAGGTATGACCGCAGTTCTTAATGCAAGTCAAGAGAAATTTGATGACTTAACTGAATCTATTAATAATTCTAATGGTATAACACAGAAAATGGCAGATACTATGGATGGCGGTCTAGGTGGAGCATTGGCAAGTGTTAGTTCAGCATGGGAAGGTTTGCTGATTAAGCTGGGTAAGATGCAAGACGGGCTATTAGTTGATACCTTTAATGGACTTGCAAAAGTATTACAAGGAATACCTAATGAAATAGAATATATAAGTAATAAAATACAAGAATTAACACAGTTTTATAGAGATCATAAGGCTATAATAGATACATTGGCTATAGGTCTAGGAACAATGGCTACAGGCTTCTTATTAGTCAGTAGTAAGGCTAAGATAGCAGAGAAGGGCGTCATGGCGTTCATGAAGGGTACTAAACTATTAAAAGGTATTCCTAGTATAATGAGCGGTGTAGGTAAAGCATTTACTTTCTTATTATCACCAGCAGGTATGGTTACAGTAGCTATTGCAGGTATAGCTATGGGTGCATTTCTAATCTATAAGAATTGGGATAGGATTTCCGCATGGTTTGCTAATGAATGGGAATATATAAGTAACTTATTTACTAATGGGTATAATAGCTTTATTCAATGGTGTACTAATATAGGTACTGCGATTTCTGAATGGTTCAGCAACTTAATGGAAAGTATAGCTAACTTCTTAGCTCCAATAGGTGAATTTATCATGAATATCTTTAAAGGATTCCTATTAGGTATGAGATTTTTAATAGAATCAGCCATGACCATATTAATAGCTATAATACAAGTACCACTTAATATCATCAAAGGAATTATTTCCGCCATATGGAATGGTATTAGTAGCGGTATAAGTGGAGCTTTTAATTGGATTAAAGGTATATTCTCTAGTATATTTGGTTGGATAACTAATATCATAAGTGAACAAGTTGATCGCCAAGATTCTTCTTGGAACAAGATTAAGAATATTATAGTAACTGTATGGAACTTTATTAGTGGATTTATAACTACTATAGTTACAGGAATTAAGAATGTTATTACTACAGTATGGGAGAGTATTAAGCTTGTAACCACTACTGTATTTAATGCTATAAAGGGAGTAGTAACAACCGTATGGAACGCCATAAAAGGGGTTATTACAGGCGTAGTCAATGGAGTTAAAGCTATTATAACAACTACATGGAATGTTATTAAGAATGTGACTAGTACCGTATTTAACGCTATTAAAGGCGTTGTAACTAATATATGGAATGGAATTAAGACCGTTATCAGTAATGTGGTTAATGGAGTTAAAGAGAAGGTATTAGGCGTATGGAATGGAATAAAAGAAACTACAGGTAATATATTTACTTCTCTAGCAACTAAAGTAGGAACTATATGGAATAACATTAAAGAAAAGATAACTAAGCCAATGACAGTAGCAAAAGACGCAGTTAAGACCGCTTTAGATAAGATATTTGGTTTCTTCAAGAATCTTAAATTACCAGAGATTAAAATACCAAGACCTAAGCTACCAGTATTTACTTTAGAAGGTAAGTTTAGTTTAAAGGAAATGACAGTGCCTAAGCTTGGCGTTAAATGGATGCATGAGGGAGGTATATTCACTAAGCCAACAGTATTCCCTAATGGTATAGGTGTTGGAGATAGGAACAATGGTCGAGGCAGTGCTATGGAAGCGGTATTACCTATTGAAAAGCTTAAAGGTATGATTAGAGAAGAAATGGAAAACATGAAGCAGGATGTCATTATTAATGTAGATGGTAGAGTAATAGCCCAAGCTACAGTTCCATTCTTAGGTACAGAAATGGAATATAGAAGAAGGAGGTAGTATATGCATAATTTTGTATTTATTCAATCAGATGGCGTAGGATATAATAGTAAAGACTTTAATATAGTTATCAATAAGAAACCTTCTTTAATTAAACCTAAAAAGATATTGAACACGTGGAGGTAGTGGGTAGAAACGGAAGTCTAACCATAGATAGGAAGGGTTATTTTGACATTCCCCTTCCCTATACTTGTACCATTCTGCCCTCTGATACGTGTTGTGATTGCAATAATACCAACAGTATAATAGACAATAGTGAGCTTATAAATGAGTGGCTAGAAGGTTCTGGAACGTTAATCATGTCCCATTTGCCACAATATGAATATAAAGTTAAAGATGTTCAATTTGAGGGTATAGACATTGATGGAAGTACAGGACATTTTGAAGTTGTGTTTATATGTGAGCCTTTTAGATATTTACCATTAGAAACTATTAATTTAACCAAAGGAACTCATGAAATTATCAATCCCTCTAGGCTAGAATCACAACCTATATTAACAGTATATGGCACAGGAACAGTGTCTGTAGTAATCAATAATAAAGCAATTAAAGTAGATAATGTATCTGAATATGTAACAATAGATAGTGTTATGTTTGAGTGTTATGAAGAAAATAAAAATCTTAATAACTACATGACAGGTGATTATCCTGTGTTTAAGAGAGGTAAAAACATTATAAAACTAGAATCTAATGGAACAGTAGAAGTACAATGGAAATATAAATAGGAGGTGTATACATGCTTAAAGTTTATGATAAGTTAGCAACAGAGTTTAGTTCAAATGGATTAGCCATATTAAATAACACTATAAGATGTGATGTAGAAGAAGAATTAAATGGATATTATGGACTAGAACTAATACACCCCTATAATAGTAAAAGTAAACACTTAAAAAAAGATAATATACTAAAAGTATCTACACCCCAAGGGCTTCAATTATTTAGAATAGATAGAGTAGTAAAAACTTTATCTAATATAGAAGTATATGCTAAGCATATATTTTATGATTTAAAAGATAATTTTTTAGAAGATTGTAGACCTAAAAACATGGGAGCAGATGAAGCTATAAAATATATATTCAGTAATATGCAGTATCCTACAAAGTTTAAGGCTAGTTCAAATTTAAACACAGAATCTACTGCATATTATATTAGAAAAAATCCAATTGAAATACTATTAGGTGATTCAGAAACCTCATTTAACAGTAGGTGGGGAGGAGAATTATATAGAGATAACTATATTGTAAAAATGTTAGAGAAAATAGGACAAGACACAGGGGTTCATATACAATATGGTAAGAATTTAACTGGTTTAGAGGCTCATGTTGACGAGGAAGAAGTTGCTACTAGAGTTATGCCAACAGGATTAACCGAAAGTGATAGTTCACTGTTATTACCAGAGAAATATATTGATAGCCCGTTAATCAATGAATATCCACATCCAAAGATAAAACATATTCATATGGGAGAGTATAAAGTCAATTCAGATAGGACACAAGGAGCAGTGTTGACTAAAGATGAGGTTTACCAATTATTAAGAGATAAAGTAGACCACATGTTCAAAATGGGGTTAGATAAACCTATTATTAATTACACTGTAGATTTTATAGAGTTAAGCAAAACAGAAGAATATAAGCACTACAAACAATTGGAAGAGCTTCATATAGGGGATAAACTTAAAGTTACGCATAAGGAATTAGGGATTGACACAGAACAAAGAGTTGTTAAGTATATATGGGATGCTTTAAATGAAGAATATATAGAATTAGAATTAGGTATGATACAGAAATCTATAGAAATGACCTTAACTAAAGTAACTAAAAAAGCCGATACATTAGAAGAGGAACTACAGTATACTAGAGAAGATACCTACAATAATTTTGTTGATACTAATAATACTATAAAAGAAACTGCTAAAGATATACGATATGAAATGAAGGTTGGGGATGAATATTTAAATAGTTACATCACACAAACCGCTAGAGAAATTCGAACCGAAGTAAACGACGTTGACAATAAATTACATTCAGAGATAGTACAGACCGCTGATAAGATAATGACATATGTTGTTGACGAGAATGAAAATATGAACTCAAGAATCACCCAAACCGCAAAAGAGATAAGGCTAGAAGTAAATGATGTTGACAATAAGCTTCAATCTGAAATAGTTCAAACCGCAGATGAAATAAAACTTATGGTATCAGATACAGAAAAAGAGCTTAATAGCAAGATAGAAATAACAGCTGATAAGATAGAAAGTAAAGTGCAAGATAACTATAGAGATTTAAGTTCTTGGATTTCCCAAGAGGCGGA